GGACTGGGACTTTATGCGCTCCTCGGTGCTGCTCGGCAGCGGCGCATCGTTCCCGACCATCGCCGGACAGGCCAGCTATCCGCTCGGCACAACGACCGGCACGGTCGGGATTGGTCCGGACCTGTTCGGCAAGTGGGACCGCGAGACGCTGCGCTGCTTTTCGACCGCGGGCGGGTTCCAGGGGGAGGGGTATCTGGACGAGATCCCGTTCGACGTCTGGCGGGACGAGTACATGCTCGGTGCGGAGCGATCGGTCCAGTCGCGGCCCATGGTGTTTGCGGTCGGGCCGGATGAGTCGGTCTGCCTCGGGCCGCCGCCGAACGGGCTCTACACGGTCACGGCCGACTACTTCGTGGCACCCTCGGAGATGGTGCTCGACACTGACGTGCCGTTCGGGCTGCCGACGCGGTTCCACATGCTGATCGTCTACCGGGCGATGATGAAGTATGCCGGCTACGAAAGCGCGCCCGAAGTCTACCAGCGCGGTTCTGAGGAAAACGCTGGCATGTATGCGCAATTGCTGGCGGCGCGCGCACCCAGGATGAATTTCGGCGGAGCATTGGCGTAATGAGCGGCACGATCGCCCTGACCGGGCCATCGACGACGCCCGGAGCCACGGCGCTCGACGCGCCGACGGTCAATGCCGCGGTCAACGCGGCGCTCGCCACCAAGGCGCCGTTGGCCTCGCCGACGTTTACCGGCATGGCGACGCTGCCGTCCGTCAACATTGATGGCGGTTCGATCGATTCGACGCCAATCGGGGCCACGACTCCATCCACGGGTGCCTTCACCACCCTCTCTGCCTCGGGTGTTGTTTCTGGCGCCGGGTTCACGACCCTGCTCGGCTCGCCGCCGGCGATCGGCGGCACGACGCCGGCGACCGGCAAATTCACCACGATTCAATCCACCATCGCTACCGGCACGGCGCCGTTCACTGTTGCGTCTACGACCGTCGTCGCCAACCTCAACGCATCGACCCTCGGCGGGGCTACATTCGCCAACCCCGGCGCGATCGGCAGCACCCCGGGATCCGGCAATTTCACCACGCTCGGCGCAACCGGGCTGATCTCGCCAACCTCGACCGTCGGCATCAAAGGCACGATCGCCGCCGATAACGCCCAGGCCGGCAGCGTCGGCGAGTTCATATCATCAGCGGTCGTGGTAGGATCTGCGGTCGCACTGACGACGGCAACGGTCGCCAATATCACCAGTATTTCGCTGACAGCCGGAGACTGGGACGTCTGGGGCTCAGTCTGTTTTACGCCGACTGCCACAACCTCCATTACCTTCATGCTGGGCGGCATTACGACGACATCGGCATCAGTGCCCCTCCCGTCAACGGGTGCGAGTTTTGCCGTTTATCAGGCGGCTTTTGTGCCCGGCAGCACAGCGTTCGCGCCCACCTATCCGGTCGGCAGAGTGCGAATTTCGATAAGCTCCACGACAACGGTCTATCTGACTGCCGAAGCCGCCTTCACGGTCTCGACGTTAGGCGGATGCGGCTTCATCGGCGCAAGGCGGGTGCGATGAACGCCATCCCCAAGCAAGCATGGACACCCGTCAAATATACCCAGACACCGCTCGGAGCCGGCACCAACGCGCAAGGCCAGGCGTTCCCCGGCGGACTCGACCTCACCACGCCGTCGCTGCGCCTGCAGCCAGGTGCACTGCGCGACAGCGTTAATTTCGAGGTGGCGCAGTTCGGCGGCTACAGCAGGATCGACGGTTACGAGCGGGTGGACGGACAGGCATCGCCGAGCGCCGCGACCTACACCATCGTCCAGGTTGTCGGCACATTCGCCGACCCGCCGGACTTTGGCGGCGATTTCGGCCCCGACTTCTGGATTGTGCCGCTCTCGAACATCCCCACCGTCGGTCAGGTCGTCACCCAGATGGTCACCGGCGCCTCGGGAACCATTATCGCCGTTGTCACCGCGCCGGTGGCTTACCTGGCGCTGACCTCGGTCACCGGCGTGTTCGACCAGGCCAGCATGCTGACCACGCCGGGGCCAGTCCCGATCGGCCAGGCCACCCAGCGCACCGTGTCAATCGACGGGCAGACCCAGGCGATCTACACGGCCGCAGCCGCCGACGTTTACCGCGCGCTGATCCAGGCCGTGCCCGGCTCCGGTCCGGTGCTCGGTGTGGTCGCGATGGCGTTCCTCGGCGTCGATCAGGTGTTTGCGTTCCGCGCCAACCTCGGCGGCACCGCAGCGCTGCTGTACAGCGCCAGTCCGGCCGGGTGGGTGCTGGTGCCGTATTTCAACCTGGTCGGGTTTACCGCGGGCGGCACCGCGGTTCCGCTCGATGGCGACGTGCTGACCCAAGGCGCGGTCACGGCAACCATCCAGCGGGTGATGTGGCAATCCGGAGCCTGGGCGGGTTCGGCCATCGGCCAGTTCGTCGTGACCAATCCGGCCGGCGGTAATTTCATCGCCGGCGTCGCGCATACGACGAGCGGCGCGACGCTGACCCTGGCCGGACCGCAGACACCGATCACCATGGCGGCGGGCGGACGGTTTGAGTTCGAGAAATGCAACTTTTCCGGCCAGCTCATTACGCGCCGGATCTACGGCTGTGACGGGGTCAACCCGCCGTTTGAGTTCGACGGCGTGACGCTGTCGCCCATCGCGACGGGGCTGTCGCCCAACCAGCCGGCGCATATCCGCTTTCATAAGAACTTCCTGTTCATCGCACAGGACGCGTCGCTGCTGTATTGCGCAGCCGGCAACCCGTTCAAATGGTCCTCGGTGGACGGCGCCGGGGAGATCGCGACCGGCGACACGATCACCGGCATGATCACCCTGCCGGGCAGTCAGACCACGGCAACGCTCGGCGTTTATCTCCGCAGCAATGCGGCGTTCCTGTACGGCACCGACCCGACGACCTTCAACTTCGTTTCGTTCACCAGCAGTATCGGCGCAGTGCCGTATTCGATTCAGAACCTGTTCGACACGTTTTTTCTGGATGATCTTGGCGTTGTCACTCTGAAAACCACGATGAACTGGGGCAACTTCCTGCCGACGACGCTGACCAAGAACATCCTGCCGTTCATCGCCCGCGAGCGCGGCAACCTGGCGGCGTCGTCGGTCTGCCGGTCGAAAAGCCAGTACCGGCTGTTCTTCGGCGACGGCTATGCGCTCTACTGCACGGTCCTCAATCAGCAATATCTCGGCGCGGCGCCGATCCTGTTCCCGAACGTCTTGACCTCTGTCGACACAACCAAGCTGGTGAACGACAACGAGGCGACGTATGCGGGTGGCGCGAACGGCTATGTCTATCAACTCGATGTCGGGACATCATTCGACGGCGCCGCCATCTCCGCCTACTTCGTGACAGCGTGGGACGCTGTTAAGTCGCCGCGCATCCTGAAGCGGTTTCGTGCCGCCTCGATCGAGATGCAGGGCACCAGCTACGCGGCCATCCAGTATGGCTATCAGCTGGGATACGACAGCGACCAGATCCCTCAACTGCCCCCGGTGACCGCGCTGGCGAACCTCGGGACCGTGCAGCACTGGGACTCGTTCGTCTGGGATCAGTTCGTCTGGGACGGCTCCGGCCTGCTGCCGTCGGACGTCGACGAAACCGGCACGGCTGAGAATATCCGGGTCACTATTTCATCGGGAACAAACTATACTGCGTCCTTTACTGTGAACTCTATTATGCATCACTATTCGATGCGGCGGGGAAAGCGCGTGTGACGAATATTTACTATAACCCGAGTGGCAATCCCAGCACCGGAAGCGAGGGGTTGTCAGCGGTCGTGCGCGGTGAGTTCGCCGCCATCGGCGTTGCCTTCGACATGATGCCGCAGATCAGCACGACCGGGTTGTTCAGCACCGTGTTCAATCAACTCGGGAATTACACGTTCACACTGCCGGGTGCTCCCGGCACGCTCGCGATGCTGTCGGATGTGGCGACCGAGACCACGCGGGCCACCACGGCGGAGGGCTTGCTGGCACCGAAAGCCTCGCCAACCTTCACTGGGGCGGCAACCTTGGCTGGCAGCGCGATCCAGACCGTGGCCACATTGGCCTCGCCACCCGCGATCGGCGGTACCGCGCCTGCGGCCGGTGCGTTCACCACGCTTTCTGTCAGCGGCACGATGACGCTGACCGGTGGCGCCGTAAACCTCAACAACGCCACGAGTGCCTGGCTAAACTGGGGCGACAACGGCTCTGCCAGTCCGACATTCAGCAGCCGCAGCGTCGGCACCAGACTGGTCCTGTGGGACACGATCGGCGGCGCGACAACCGATTACGCCATCGGCTACGGACCTGGCGAACTCTGGCAAAGCGTTCCGGCAGGTGCCATCGGCAATTTTGCCTGGTATGGCGGCACGACGCGGTGCGCGATTATGACCGGAGCGGGCGTGCTGACCTTGTCCGGCGGGTTGACGATCGACGGTGCGGCCGGAACGGATCGCCCGCTGCATCTGACGACGGGCGGATTAAATCGCTGGGTTGTACGCGCCACGTCAACCGCAGAAAGCGGCAGTAATGCCGGGTCTAATTTCTCGATTGACCGCTATTCAGATGGCGGTGCGCTTATCGACCAGCCGCTGACAATTACGCGCAGCACGGGCACAGTTACGATCAACGACGGCCTGTTCGTCCCCAGCGGCGGTGTGACGACCAACAATGCGCTGGTGACCGGCGCCGGCGGCAACGCTTACAAACTTTATGACAGTTCACAGGGCACAGACGCCAAATTCGCGGACTTGGAGATTGGCGGCGGGAAGGTTAACCTTCGGTTCTTGAATGATGCCTACAGTGCCGCCAGCACATGGCTATCCGCCACAAGAGGATCTGGATACAGCACTGCATCCGTCGCCATCACCGCCCCGACGATTACGCTGGCCGGGGCGGTAAGCGCGACTTCGATCGACGGCACGGATATCGGAGACACAACCCCCGCCGCCGGAACCTTCGTCGCCCTTAATGCCTCCTCGGGGAATGTTTTCAGCAGCGTAGGGCGCAACCGGGTAGACAACGGGGCCTTCGAGATCGCCCAACGCACCCTCCCAGTAACCGTGTCGGGGGCCTTCAGCCTGGACCGCTGGGCTGTGGCCTGGAGTGCCGGGACCGGGTCAATTAGCCGGGGAGCCAACACTGCCCATAGCAGCCGGAAGCAGCTGCTGGCGAGTGTGACGGGCCTCACCGTGGGCGCCACCGCCACCATTACACACAGTATCGAGTCGGCGCGGAGCTACGACCTCGCTGGTGGTCAGGTGACGCTGTCGTTCGACTCCTCCTACACGGTCTCCGCTGGGACAGCCTCGTTCACTGTCGCCCTGGTGTATGCCAACTCTCTGGACAACTTCGGGGGCGTCACATACATCGGGGCGCCTGCGACGTTCACCCCGTCGGGGACTCCGGCAACCTACACGGTAGGGTGGTCCTCTGTCCCCCCGGCGGCGGTCAACGGACTTCAGCTTATCTTCACGTCGACCCAAGCTGGCGCAACCGGCAACCTCGCGTGGGCCTTGACATCCGTGCAGTTGGAGCCGGGGGTCATCGGTGCCCCGGTTGCAACTCCGTTCGAGCGGCTCAGCCCAGCGCAGAGCCTCGCCAACTGCCAGCGGTTCTTCCAGGCCTATAATGGCTTTCAGTTGGGCCTCTGCGCCAATGCTGGGGGCACCTTCACAGCCCCTTTTATGACCTTCCCGACCATGCGGGCGCTCCCAACGGCGGTCCTGTCGTCCCTGAGCTACGGCAACGCTACTGCGATGACCTTGATCCCATCTAGCGCCTCTGGAGCCTCCACCACGCTCACAGTAACGGTCGCGGGTAACGCCTGGGCTAACTATGGCTTAACACTCTCGGCGGACCTGTAATCCATGTATACCTACGCGCTGGTCTATGGGTCCACTGCAATCCTCCGCAGTGACGGGGCGGTGGTTCCGGCAGATCCTGGCAACGTCGATTATCAGGCCTACCTGGCGTGGGTTGCTGCCGGCAACGTCGCCGACCCAGCGCCCGCCGCGGCGCCGCCCTCGGTGATCCCGGTCGCTGCATTCTGGGCACGTTTTGGTCCGGCCGAACAAGCCGCGATCCAGGCAGCCGCCGCCGCCAACCCCGAAGTCGCGGTTCCGATGTCCTTCGCCGCCGTGATCGGGCAGGTCAATCTCCTGTCCGGGCCGCTGGTCACGCAATGGATGGCGGCACTGGTGGCCGCTGGAACCATCACCGCGGCGCGTTCAGCGCAGATCCTGACGCCGTGAGGAACGCATAATGTCCGGCTCGCTCACGCCCGCGGTAAACGCGCCGACTATCCCGCCGGCGGTCGCAGCGGGTAGCGTCGGCGCAACGCCCAGTGGTCCGGCCGCCGCTCCGGTTCCCACCGGTCTGATCAACACCGCGCCGGCCACTGCCAAGGCTGCGCCGGCGGCTGCCAGCACCATCGCCGCGCCGCTGACCGAACCCGCCACCGCCACGAACGCCGCACCCGCGGTTGCATCCACGCCGAACGCCTTCACGGTGTCGCCGAACGCCACGGTAAGCGGGCAGATTTCCAACATCATCGCGTCCGGAAGCCCGCTGATGCAGCAGGCCGAGGCGAACGCGCGCAACCTGATGAACCAGCGTGGCCTGATCAACTCGAGCCAGGGCATCACCGCTGATCAGTCCGCTCTCTACACGGCGGCCACGCCTATCGCGACGGCTGACGCTGCGACGTACGCCCAGGCCGCGACCAACACGACCACCGCGCAGAACGCCGCGCTGGCGGCAAAGGCGGCAGCCACCAACACCGCGGGCCTGCAAAACGCGCAGCTCGCGACCCAGACCAGCCAGGCCAACGCCGCCACCGCATCGGCCCAGGCGATCGCCAAGCTGCAGTCCGACACCACGCTGTCGGCCCAGGACAAGGCGTCGGCATCGGCACAGATCATCGCCAAGCTGCAGTCGGATACCAGCCTGTCGGTTCAGGACAAGGCGTCGGCCACCTCGCAGATCATCGCCAACATCCAGGCCAGCACCAGCCTGAGCAACCAGGACAAGCAAGATCAGACCACGCTGGCGGTGCAGGCCCAGCAGACCGGGCTGCAAACGTTCCTCGGCCAGTTGTCGGCAAACACCCAACTGACGGTGCAAGACCGGGCGGCACAGGCGACGGCGGCGCTGGCGGCCGTGAACAACACATCTGCCCAGGTCATCGCGAATATCCAGGCCAATACGAGCCTGAGCGTGGCCCAGCAGCAGGCACAGTCGGCCCAGGTGATCGCGAAGATGAACAACGCCAACGCCATCGCGGTGCAGAACCTGCAGAACGCCTCGTCGCTGGCGAACATCCAGGCAAACGGCGTCATCAACACGCAGATCCAGACGCTGACCGACAACAACAAGACCTTGCTGCAGACGTCGCAGGGCGCGGCGTCGCTCTACAGTCAGGCGCTGGCGAACCTGTCCGCCATCATGACGAACGCGAACCTGTCCACGTCGCAGCAGACCACGGCGCTCAACAACGGCGTCAAGCAGCTGCAGGACGGGTTGTCGGCACTGAACAGCGTCGCGGCAAACCAGCAGGCGACCGCGACGCTGGTGTTCAGCGATCCGAATGCGGGAGCGGCTGCGGCTGCGTCGCAAGCGGCGACGCAAGCGTTGTTGGATAGCGCGTTCTAGTGGCGCCTTTTGTTGTGCTGGCGCTGCCGCGCTCCCGCACGCTCTGGCTGTCCAGGTTTTTGTCCTACGGCAACTATCATTGCGGTCACGACGAAATCCAACACATGAGAAGCCTGGAGGATTGCCGGACCTGGTTTCGGCAGCCCTGCATCGGCACGGTTGAGACGGCGGCGGCGCCGTTCTGGCGACTGCTACCGCCGGGGCTGCGCATCGTGACGGTGCGCCGCCCGGTCGAGGACGTGCTCGCCTCCGTCGTGCGCGTTCTGCCCGGGTGCGACCGGGCCGCGATGGACCGCTTGCTGCGTGCCGCCGATCGCAAGCTCGACCAGGTCGAGGCGCGGGTGCCCGACGTGCTGCCGGTGGATTATGAAGACCTCGCCGACGAGGGTGAGTGCAAGCGGCTGTTCGAGTTTTGCCTGCCCTATCCGCATGACCCGGCGTGGTGGGCGGCGTGGCATCCGACGCGGGTGTCGGGCAATCTGCCCGCCCAGGTGCGCTATTGCACAGCCTATCTGCCGCAGCTCACCAAACTGGCCAGGGCGGCAAAACAGGCCATGCTGGCGGAGTTGCACAACAGGCAACGGGTGCCGCTCGACGGCTTCGTCTTCGCCGACGAGCCATTTGAACAATGGCTGAACGATGCGCAGCCGCTGTTCCGCCAGCATCTCGCCCGCACCGGGCAGGATTCGGACGGCTACGCGCTGAAAAACCTGCCGCTCGGCCGGCGACTGGACGCGGCCGGCGCGATGCAGATCACCACGGCGCGGCTCAACGGCCGGCTGTTCGGCTACCTCATGTCGGTGATCAGCCCGTCGCTCGATCAACGCGGCATCCTGATGGCGCAGAACCTGCTGCCGTTTGCGGCACCGGAGTGTCCCGGCCTTGGCCTGCGGCTGCAGCGGGCGGCTATCGAGATGCTCCGGGAAAAAGGCGTTTCGCAGGTTTATGCGCGGGCCGGTGTGCGCGGCGACGGTCCGAGGCTCGGCGCGCTCTACCAGCGGCTCGGGTTTGTGGACGACGGACAACTGTATCGGCGGGAACTCTGAATGGGACTCATGGTCGCGGTCGGTGCAGCCACCGTTATAAGCGTCACGACGGTCATGGAGTCGGTCGCCATCGTCGGCGCCGTCATGTCGGTTGTCGGAACGGTCACCAAGAATCCGATCATTTCCAAAATCGGCATGGGGTTGAGCCTTGTCGGCGGCGTTGGCGCGCTGGCCAGCGGCGCGCTCGGTGCCTCGGCAGGGCTGGCGGAAGGGGCCAGCGGCGGGGCTATCGACAGCGCCAATGCCGCGGTAACGGTTTCCGATACCGGAACCGCCGCTGCCGGCGGGGTCGAGAGCGGCGCCTGGGACGCGGGTGCCGCCGCCTCCGGCAGCGTTGGCGGCGCGACCCCGGATGTCGTCGGAGCAATGGCTGGCGAGAGCACTGATGCGGCTGTCGGCCAGGGGGTCCAGACTGCGGCATCCGGCGCCGATTCAGCAACGGCCGCCCCCGCTTCCGCCGGGGCAAATGCGGCCAATCCGGCCGCCTCGCTCACGACGACGCAGGCCAGCCCGGAGTTTATCGGCACATCGACCTCGGAGCCGGTCGGTCAGACCGCCGTCAGCGCACCAACAGCGGCAGTTGATCCGGCGGCGCCCGCTGTATCTGCTACACCCACTCCGTCGTCGTCCGTGCCGACCCCGGCCGGTCCAGGCACGTCGGCGGCAGGCGCGCCCGCAGCGACGGGAGGAGAAGGCGGAGCCTGGGATACGCCAGCCGCCTCGACGGACACCTCGACCGGCTACCTGAGCACGCTGACGGACTACGCCGACAAGCACCCGATGGTGGCATTCGGCGCCGTCCAGGGGGTTTCGTCCATGCTCTCCGGATGGACCTCGACGCTCACGCCGGCACAGGTCTCCGCCCTCAACGCCCAGGCCGCGGCGAATGACGCAGCGGCGGCAATGACCAAGCAGCAGACCGCGAACCTTGCGATGCCAAAGAGCGTGGCATCGTCCGTGCCAATAACCGGGGCGCCAGCGCAACTCGTGCCGACAGCGCCTGGGCTGATCAACCAGCAGGCCCAACAACTCGTGACAGGAAAATCGGCATGAGCGGCCTGATTAACGCGCCTTTGGTCGCCGACGGTGCGGCACCAAGCGGTTTGCACAATGCGCTGCTGCAGCAGACGGAGCAGGCGCTCGAGGCCCGGCTCAAGCCGGACAACCGGGCCGACTACATGAAGATCGTCGTCGCCGGCCTGCATATCGCGCTCGACAAGGGCTCCGCTGGCTTCATGGCGAAACTGCGCACCAGCCAGGATCCGATCAGCGACTGCGCCCGGGGTGCCGCATCCCTGGTGCTGATCATGCGCAAGGAAGCCAAGGGCCAGATGCCGATGCAAGCCGGCATCCCCGCCGGTCTCACTTTGATGCTGCACGGTCTGGACTTTATCGACCGGGCAAAAATAACCCCGGTCGCCGAGGCGCAACTCGATCGTGCGACAAAGATATTTGTTAACGAACTATTCCATAAGCAGGGCATCACGCCGGGCATGCTGCAGCATGCGACGAACCGGGTGCATCAGATCGTGCAAGATCCGATCTTAATGGAAAAGATAAAACTGAAAGCCGGCATCACCAAACATCCCGACGCAGCGACACCGACACCGCTGCCGCCAGGTCCAACGCAATGATCCCGCTCCTGATCCAACTGCTGGTCATCGTGCTGGTGTTCGGCGTGGTCTATTACATCATCACACTGATCCCGTTGCCCGCGCCGTTCCCGCTAATCGCGCAGCTGATCCTGGCGCTGATC